CAATTCCAAAAAAACATTTTTAGATCCATTAAGTTTTATATTAAACTCAATTGGTTGGACTTATGAAAAGAAAGCATCACTAGAAGATTTTTTTGTATGATAACAAGTTTACTATTTTTTATAATAACATTACATTGGGGTTTTGCTTTAGGTTCTTTTCTTGCGATGAGAACAAATTGGAGTATACCTAGATTTATAATCATAATCTTACTTTTTAGATATTTACTTGTATCATATGGACTTTAATACTAACAAACAATATGGAGTTATATATGCAGATCCGCCGTGGACTTTTAAAACGTACAGTGACAAAGGAAAAGATAGGTCACCTGAAAAACATTATAGTTGCATGTCTATTAGTGACATCATTTCTTTACCTGTTAGCAGTCTTGCTAAACCTGATGCAGTCTTATTGATGTGGGTTGTTGATCCTCTTTTAGATAGAGCATTTGAAGTAATTGATGCTTGGGGTTTTAAGTATAAGACAGTAGGGTTTACTTGGGCAAAGACAAATAGAAAGACAATGGGTTTCTTTACAGGTCTAGGTTATTGGACTAGAGGTAATCCAGAGATGTGTTTATTGGCAACTCGTGGAAAACCAAAAAGGCTAAATAAGAGTATACCACAATTAGTTGTAAGTGAAAGACAAGAACATAGTAGAAAACCAGATATAGTTTACAACCATATAGAGAAAATGTTAGAAGGACCATATATTGAACTCTTTGCTCGTAGAAAACGAGATGGTTGGGAAAGTTGGGGTAACGAAGTTTGATTATAGACTTGACATTATCAATATTATATGTTATATTGATATACGTTTTTATTATGGGATTATTATTAATTTGGAACAATGAACAATTATAAACGATATACATTAAACGATACATTAAAAAGTGAAAAAAGAGCACTCTTTAATGTACTATCCACTTTTGCTGGTGGTGGTGGTTCATCAACAGGTTATAGACTTGCGGGTGGTAAGATACTTGCGGTAAATGAATTTGTACCAGAAGCTCAAAACACGTATAGAGAAAACTATCCAGATACGTTAATCATACCTGGCGATATTAAAAAACTATCAGGTAAAGACTTTTTAGAAAAAATTAATTTAAAACCTGGTGAACTTGATTTACTTGATGGTTCGCCACCGTGTTCAGCGTTTAGTATGGCAGGTTCTGTATCACACGGTAAAGGTAATACTCACGCAGATGCTTTTGGTAAAAAGAAAAAGTATAGTGATATTGAAGGTGTAGAAAATGTTGAAGATTTATTTTTTGAATTTTTAAGAGTGGCAGAAGAAATTAAACCAAAAGTAATTATTGGTGAGAATGTCGAAGGTTTAACAATGGGTGAAGCAAAAGAATACTTCCATAGAATACAAAACACATTTGAACAAATAGGTTATCTTGTTGTTGCTGATGTGTTAAATGCAAGTTACTTTGGTGTACCACAATCTCGTAAAAGAACTTTCTTTATTGCTGTTAGAGAAGATGTTGCTGAAAAAGTTGGTATTAATTTTATGACAATGTATCAATTATATCCAGAAAAAAATGACACACAAACAACACTTGGTGAAGCAATAAATGATGTTGTAAATGAAGACCAAGAAGAAATAAATTTATTATTAGAAAAACTAGGTCCTGAAACTGCTGTAGGTAAAACTTTAATGAAGATGCCTAAAGATCCTGACAAAGTATTAACAGGTATGGATTACCACGATAAAGGTCATCACTTTAATTTAAAAAGATGTAGTTTAAGAAAACCAAGTCCTACAATTACAGCGATGGGTAATTATCCTGGTGTTGCTGGTACTTGTCACCCATTAGAAGATAGAAAGTTTACAATTAAAGAGTTAAAAAGAATTATGTCACTACCTGAAGATTTTAAATTAACAGGTCAACATAAACAACAATCAGAAAGAATTGGTCGTATGGTACCACCTCTTATGATGAAAGCACTTGCTGAAAGTGTATATAATAAAGTATTGAAACCATATAAGGAGTTAAATAATGACTAAATTTACATTTGCCACATCAAAAGAAGGATTTGATAATCATATAGACAAATCAGTTAGAGGTTATAGTCACTTATGGGGCGATATACTTTCTCTATCAAAATATTTTGTAGAAGATTATACACAAGTGGTTGACCTAGGTTGTTCAACAGGTAAACTATTAAAGGCAATGATAGAACAAAACCAAGAACATATACCACACGCACAATACACAGGTATAGAAATTGAAGATGATTTCTATGGTGATTATACTATGGACGAAGAAAAATATCAACAGTTAAGTTATTACAGAGGTGATGTAAGAGATTTTAATTTTCAAAATTGTTCTTTGGTTACTTCTATATTTACTTTACAATTTATGTCACCAAAAGATAGACAAGAAGTAATTAATAAAGTTGCCAATGGTTTAAATACTGGTGGCGCATTTATTTTTAGTGAGAAAACTTTTAGTTGTAATCCTAGAATACAAGATATGATGACCTTTACTTTTTATGATTACAAAAGAAAACACTTTAATGACAAAGAGATATTAGATAAAGAAGTACAATTAAGGCATATGATGAAGTTAAATACTAAAAC